CGCCACTATAATACCTCCTTTTCTGTTTCAATTACTCAAATGTAACAGAAAAGAAAACCAATTAGCAGCTACCCCTATTGGGTAGCTGCTATGTAATTAAATTAGTCATATATCATTATACATTATCGTTTCTATTTCCTACCACATCATCATTAATCTCATAACTAGCACTTATAGCTTCTGCTTTATCTTCAACTCCATCTTTATTAGTAAGAATCTTACTAGGAGTTGCAGCATGTTTCTCAGGATCAGAGAATTGTGAATCATTAAGAATACTATAGGCATAATCCATTTCATCAAAGCAAGTATATTTGTTAATCCATGCCAAAAATTCTTTAGCCTTAGCATTAACAATTCTTCCAGAAATTGGATATCCATTAAATTGTAAAGACAATTCTGAGAAATTATATTCTCCTTTTTGGACATTATAAATTTCAGTATTAGCCTGTGATGGTTGACAGGAAGCAAGAATATATGCTTTTTCTAAATTAAGTCCTGTATTATCTGTAACAATAAGCAGGAAATGGAATATTTCATATTGATATCCTTTATCTTGCATAAAGTTTGTTAAATCTTCTTCGTATTGTGCACTTTTCGCAGTAGGATTAAAGGATTTTTGTAAAATTCCATTATATCTCTTAATTTGGGTTCTTGGATCTTTAATACCGCGCAAGAAAGCTTCATGAGTTTTTGTTATAACAGATCCAGAACGTTCAAAATATTGCATGGTAAATGAACTTCCTGCTTGTTCTGTTACTTTTGTGATAATATTAAGATCACTGATACCATTTGTTAATGAATTAGTTTCACTTGTTATAGCTTCTATACCTTGAGCTCCTCTAAAATCATATTCAATGATATGCTCGTAATTATCAATTAATTGCTTATAGCCAGCACTATTGTTTCTCATTACATCAAGGAAGATAGGAATTTTAAGAAGTACTAGAAAGCTATAACCAGTTTCATACAAGTCAAATTGCGCCAATTGGGTAAAATCTGTAACTCCACGCATCAATGTATATTGTTGAACACTTACTGGTTGCAAAGTATTATCAAACATAAATGTTGGCAATTCTTGATCTTTTATTACATTAGCCATTTACCCTTACCTCCTTTCTTAAATCAATGCTGTGATCTTAAAGTATTCAGTTTGAACAAAGTCTCTAAACTTAACTTTAATCGTAGCATAAATAATTTTATTAAGTGTATAGATTTCATTAGTAGTATATTCGATAGTACAAAGTTTAAACCTATCCATGTATTTACTAATAACTTCATTTTCAATTTGCTCTTTATATTTAGCAAAATCATCAGAATCTGCATCAATAAATGAATATCTGTAACGTGGGCAAGCTATACGGATAGCTTTGATAACTTCTTGTACAGCCAAAACATTATTAATATAACTAAGTTGAGTATAAGCTGTCTGAGATGTATATTCAGAAGCTACAGTAAGAACGTTTCCTTCATAGAATGTACAATAATTTACTCTAAGGGTATCCAATTCAGCTTTTTGATCAACTGATGGAGTACGTTTAGGAGCAAAATTCAAGGTTCCATCTATCATATCATCTGTTGGAATTATCATATTATATTTCATTCCACAGAACGGCCTATTTCTACCATTAAGAAAATGATTAACAAACAGTCTAGCCAAATGATACATCATTGTTACTTCTACTTCTTTACGGCTAAATGGATCATAAATATGATAAGAGGACATATAAGATGCACAAAATCTACTACGAGAAATGGCTTGCATTGAATATACCAATTTGATATCATCAATATTTCTAATATCCAAACCAAGGTCTCTAAAATAAACACAGTCTTCACGGAAATTAACCAATTCTTCGATAGCACGTTTGACTGGTTCTGGATAGTTGGCATCAAAAATAGCATCTATACGTACATTATCAAGATCATAAATACAATCATCAAATGATCCATTAAATGCATCTTCTACTTGATTTGGGTAAGTTGCTGAATTAATAGCATTTGTATTCCATGATCCATTACTACCATTTACAAGTTGCAAACCATAGATACTAGCCAAATTAACTGGAGTTTGAGAACAAGTAATACTTGCTTCTCCAGCTGTATAAGTATATTGGTTACCATAAAAATCTGTACCAAACAAACAATCTGCATATGCATATTCATTATCAGAAAGTCCTGCAAGATAAGATACATTCTCTGTAAATGCACGGAATTCATCATCAAAGAATACACAGCGGAGTTGTTTTGATTGTCTGAGAATAACATCAGACAATGAACTATTATGATTATATTCAATAACATCTGGATTCATTGTAAATCCAAGAGTCTCAAGTGGTTTGTCATAACCGGTTTCAGAAACTTCTAAAATATATCTTACATATCTTACAGGAGCTGAACGAGAAGTATCTCTATAAATACGAAATCTCTTATTAGAATCACCACGACCATTATCCATAATTAAGAATAATGCATACTGGTCAGAATTACCAACAGTATTAGTATGCTTTTGAGAAGCATAAAAAGTATTAGCAAAAGTATTAACATCATTGCCAGATAAAGTAACTGCTACTAATTCATAGCTAATTTGTGCATCATCAATAAGAACAGGATAGTCATTGGGTGTTCCATCTGGTTTGACAGATGTAGTAGTTTTATTGCCTGTAAAGATCCAAGGATTAGTAGAACTAGT